TCCTACGGACGTGCGTATTGCTGTAGTGCCGATGGTCGCGTCATCACGGGGGTTCTCACCGATTTTGATGCGTTACCTTGGACGATGGTGCAATGGACCGATGGTGTGTTGGCAATGTTGCCGATCACCGACTTCCAATTGGTGGGGGAGCGGGACGGACTGATCACCTGTTCGTCCGATGGCAACAAAATCCAGTATCACGATAATGCTTACATTACGCACGTTTACGATGTTGCTGCCAATACGGACACCTTCCTTGACGGCGATGGGCGAGCATACGACATCAGTGGTGATGGGTCGATACAGGTAGGGTGGCATTGGGACGCGGGCAGTGAGATAACAAGCCCGGTGATTTGGCGTGATGGTGAGTTGACCACATTATCGACGCTGAGCAGTGGAGCCTATGGAGAGATTGACTCAATCAGTCGTGACGGCACGGTTGCCGCTGGCTGGCAGATCAATTCGCTCGGTGACAGTGAGCCGTTGTTGTGGGACGTACGCTCTGGTATTGTGCTTGCATCCGAAAGTCCAATCATCACAGGCGCAGCTTCCACTGCGGCACTGGGCACGGTCGTCAAAACCGTCAGACCGCCAGCACTCGGCGTGCAAAGCACGGCACGAGCCTCCTCGGTCGGCGTGCATTCGACTCGCGTTTTGCTTACCGTCGATGGCGCACAGAGCGACACCAACGCAGGAGATGCCTCGGTCAACGTCCTATTTGCCGACTTCCACCCCGCCGTTATCACGCCACTGGATGCCCTAAACCTGACGATGGGCGGCAATCTATTTGCGATGGCGGCCCGGAAATACCATACCGCGGATCAATGGATACGGATACTGGAAGCCAATAATATGACCGATCCGTTCCTTACTACCACCGTTCCCATAAACATCATCGTGCCGAGCAAGGCTAATCCCAACCTCGGCGGCATCCCGTCACACGGATTCTCTATACCAATGCGGTTCTGAACATGGCTCTCAACGACCCACACCTACAAGTCAACGATGTCTATAAGCCACGCCTCAAGGTGCTGTTCAATGGAACCGAGGTGCCGTTTGCGTTGTCGGCGGAGATCACCAGCAACAACTGGTATCAAGCGGACAATTTCCATTGCGAGTTTGCCATATGGGCCTCGCCGGACTTCGGCCCCGCGTTCTGGTCGAAGCAGGACGAGATGAAGCTAGACATACAGCTCGAACTGGAGCCGCCTCCCTCCCCTCCCCAGGCCCCAAAATTGTTCGCCGCCTTGAGCGGCAAGGGTGCCGTCACCGCTACGCCTTTGCCACCGCCGGCTCCGGCTCCGGTATCGCTTATCATTGGCTTGGTCGATCGCATAGAGATCGAATGGGTGCGCGGCGTCGTACGGGTCACTGGCCGCGACCTTACCAGCCATTTCATCGACCATCGGCTGTATGGGGCGTTCCCCAACCAAACCTCGTCCCAGATCGTCACCACGCTCGCCAAAAAATACGGCATGGAAGCTGACGTGGACGCGACGACCACGCCTGTCACGCGGTATTACGAGGGCGAGCATGACGAGATCAGCAACGGCGAGTTTCACAAGTCTATGACCGAATGGGATTTGATGACCTTCCTGGCGCAACACGAAGGTGACGAGAACGGCTCGTTCAATGTTTGGGTGTCCGGCAACACTTTGCATTTCAAGAAGGCGGTGCCCATCGACCAGTGCAATCCGTGGATTATCACCGTGGAAAAGCCAGAATACGACGCCGGCATTACCCGGATCAGCTCAATCAATGCAATGGACTTGCGCTTGCAGAGGTCGCTTACGTTGGCGAAGGACGTGCAGGTAGTGGTGCGGAGTTGGAATAGCGAGGACCGGAAAGCATACAACGTCGGCAGCCCGAAGAACTCCGGCAGCTCGAAATCGAACAATCCAGCACAAAAGTACGTGTTCGTCCGCCCCAACTTGACCAAAGATGCAGCGCAGAAGCTCGCAGATAACATGCGGGCGGACATCACCAAGCACGAGCGTATCATCGAATGGTCGGACGCGGGCGGGTTCAAGGGTTCGCTCGCATTGACACCGCGCGATGCGATCGAGCTGCAGGGTACGCAATCCAGTTTCGATCAACGCTATTACATCGACTCCATCGCTCGGCACATCGGCGTCGATAGTGGGTTGAAGATTAGCGTCAAGGCAAAAAACCATTCCACGGAAAGTCAGGCGATAGCATAATGACGCACCAATTCCTCAACGCCCTCAAGCACCACATGCAGTCGATGGATGCGTCGCAGGGCCAACCTCACTTCGGCATCGTCACCAGCTATAACCCAAAGACCCATGCCGCCAAGGTCAAGGTTATGCCACAGGATGATTCGGCATCACCGCTGGTTTCCGGCTGGTTGCCGATCTGCACGCCCTCGCTCGGCAACGGTTGGGGTCTTGTCGCGCCCCCAGCGATAGGCGAGCAAGTCCTGATCGTCTGCGACTCAGGTGATCGTAACCACGGCGTGATTTTAGGTTCGGTGTTCTCCAAACAATCGTTGCCACCTGATCCAGATGGCTCAGGAGGCACGCAGAGCAGTGAGTTTTCCCTGGTGCATCAAAGCGGTTCGTTCCTCAAGTTTACCAATGATGGCCGGGTCACGCTGGAGACCCACGATGCTTTGCGCGTGTATAGCCACAGCTACGTGCAGCTACTCGCGGACGGCATGATCCAAATACAGCCGGTAGGCGGTTCCGATAACATTAAGCTCATTGCCCCGACCGTGGAGGTGACCGGCAACCTCACCGTCACAGGTGATATCACTGCCGGACAAGGCACCGGCAACCATATCGGCTTGCGAACCCACAAGCACGGCACCGGCTCGGCGGCGGCTGGCACTGTCGTCCCGACAGCGAACACATAACTCAGTAGGCTCTAAATACAGCTATGCCTGATCTCACCCACATGTACTCAACCGATCTGTCAGTGGATAACGCTGGCGACCTGATGCTTAGCCAAGGCACGCAGGCCGGCACCGAGCGGGTGATCCGCCGGCTAATGACGAGCCAGGGCGACTACATTTTCCAGTTGGATTACGGCGCAGGGTTGCCCAGTTACCTGGGACAGCCAGCCGCCGTGCCGCAAATCATGGGCGTCATACGGCAGCAAATGTCCCTTGAGGACATTGTGAGCCAGGACCCGATCCCGGCGGTCAACGTCGGGCTCTACAACAACACAGTCACCGCCAGCATCCAGTATCGCGACAGCGACACACAGGAAAGTGCCGTGCTGTCTATACCGATAGTGGTGACATAACATGCAGCTCAAGCTCAAAGCGTTCTCGCAAGTCGTCTCCGACGCTGCAGCCGCGGTGCAAAGTTCCGCGAATGCCCTGCTCAATCTGTACCCAGGCAGCACACTTCGCGCCATCCTCGAAGCCAACGCCGCCGTGGCCATGTGGATACAGAGCCTTATCTACAACGTCCTGTTGACCACACGGCTCGCTACCTCCGGCAGCACAGATGCCGACAGCTTCGGTGCTGACTTCGGGTTTTATCGCTTACCAGCAGCGACCTCCGGTGGCACGGTGACGTTCGGGCGGTTCTCATCTAGTACAACGTCGGCCATCCTGCCCGGCACCAACCTGAGCACCATCGACAACTCGCTGACCTTCACGGTAGTCATCGACCCGCTCAATCCAAATTGGGACGCGGCACAAAACGCCTACATTCTCCCCATCTCTACCGCCGAGATTGACGTGCCGGTGGTATGCACCGTGGCAGGTTCACTCGGCAATGTCGGCGTTGGCGTCATCGGCAATATTTCATCGACCGTGGTGGGCGTGGATACCGTGATCAATGCGGCAGCATTCGTGAATGGTGCTGATGCGGAAAGCGACGCCGCCTTTCGTGTGAGATTTGTCAGCTATATCTTGTCCCTATCGCGCGCTACCTTGGCGTCTATTGGCTATGCGATTATCAAAGTTCAACAGGGTTTGACTTATACCATCATTGAGAACGAAAACACCGATGGGACTTATCTTCCGGGCAATCTAGTCATCACCGTGGACGACGGCAGCCACGAGCCATCGAGTGATTTGATCAATCTGGTCGGGTTATCTATCGAGGAATATCGCTCGGCTGGTGTGTCCTATGACATTCTGCCGCCAGTCATCGTGGATACCGTGGTGGATGTGGTTGCCACACCACTCGCAGGATACAACGTCAACGATCTAATAACTCCTGTGTCCAATGCAGTGTCGGCGTACGCCAACAGCTTGCGCGTTGGTGAACCGCTGTATTACTCGCGGCTGGTGCAGGCGGCCTACAACGCCACCGAGGGTATTGATAACGTCATCATCCTGATTGATTGGCTGACCAACGATCTCATCGTGTCGCCACGGCAGGTGATTCGCGCTTCGCTGGTTTGGGATTGATGCCGGATGGCACTTGAACATATTGGTCTGAGTGGCGACGATACCGATACCTTAGTCGGATCGGACACTTCGCTCCTGACCGGCGCGGAGCTTGTCCCCGGCGACGTGTTGCCGCCCGACAGTACGACCGGCACGTTCGAGGACTTCCGCAATCGTCTCTATGCTCTGTTGCCGCTCAAGTGGTTCCCCGATCTCTCCGAGGCACCGATCCTTGGCTCCCTCCTCGGCAGCTTCGCAGTATCATGGGCGTGGCTGTATGACCGGCTGCGCTACACATACCGCCAGACACGACTCTCCACCGCCACCGAGCAATGGCTCGATCTGTTGGCGAATGACTACCTCGGTAGCACACTACAACGGCGGCTCAATGAAACAGATGACACCTATCGGATACGCATAACGAATGAGCTAGTGCGACCGCGCGATACGCGCACTGCCCTCGACATCGCACTGTACAATTTGACGGGCTATCATCCTCGGATTTTCGAGCCGCGCAACCCACATGATGCCGGCGGCTACAACGTAGGTCAGTCGATGGGATATGGTGCCGCAGGCGGCTATGGCAGTATGCAGCTACCGTTCCAAGTTTTTATCGACGCCTATTTGCCCATCAGTTCCGCAACTGGTGTATCGAATGTGGGCGGCTGGGGTAACATCGCGGGTCTGGTTCGCAGCCCGGCAGGCTATGGTATCGGTGCAATGGAGTACGCTTCGGCATCACAGATCGAGGCCCAGATCAGTGCGGCTGATGTGTACGAGACGGTCGCAGGGACAATGGCGGCTGGCACGATTGGCTGGACGCGCACGATTGACCCATTTGGCTTGGCGGTTTCGCCCTCCGGCACGGTGCTGGTCGAAGCCATTGGCGTCATCATTGATCTTGCCTACACGCAATGGCGTCTGACGCTGGCGAAAACCATTGAGTTCAACGTCGGCGGTGGCTGGGTGGCGGCAGGCTATACCGCTAATGTAGAGTTGGTGCTGTATTGGGATGGCAACATCTATCAGCGCAACACGATCGGTGATTGGTACGTTTGGGGTGGCGGACCCTGGATCGGTCTGCCTGATCGCGACCCAAGGTAAATACGCACAGCATTAGGATTATTCAATGACCGACCGGATCGTTGTGTACCCCGGAGCAATCCCGCAGGACACAGACATTTTACAAACCAACCGCAACCTGATGATCTCGCTCGGCTTCCTTGCGCGCGCGACGATGGGGACTGGTACCACGGTTGACGGGCTTGATTGTC